TGATAATATACTTAACAACTGGCGAGTTACAAAGACTTGTCTTAGACTAGGTTCTAGAATAGTTGGCAAGTGTATGATGGGTTCAACAAGTAATGCCTTGGATAAAGGTGGTGATAATTTTAAAAAGTTATATCAAGATAGTGATGTAACGCAAAGAAATAGAAATGGTCAAACACGTTCTGGTTTATACTCTCTGTTTATCCCAATGGAATGGAACTATGAAGGATTCATTGATGAATATGGAAGCCCTGTCTTTAATACTTCCGGACGAGACGTTTATGGACCCGACGGTGAATTAATAGACATAGGTATTATTGAGCACTGGGACAATGAGGCTGATGGATTAAAAGGAGATCAAGATGGTTTAAATGAATTTTACCGTCAGTTTCCTAGAACAGAAGAACACGCTTTCAGAGATGAGGCAAAAAACAGTATATTTAACTTAGTTAAGATATACGAACAAATAGATTATAATGAAGGCATTAGAAATAGCTCTGTAGTTAATACAGGTAATTTCCAATGGGTGAACGGAGTAAAAGATACAAAGGTTGTTTTTTATCCAGATCCAAAAGGTAGGTTTAACATTAGTTGGGTACCGCCTACAAACCTTCAGAATAGAGTTATAATAAAGAACGGAGTTAAATACCCGGGTAACGAACACGTTGGTGCGTTTGGGTGTGATAGCTACGATATTAGTGGAACAGTAGACGGTAAAGGATCTAAAGGTGCTTTGCATGGTTTAACAAAGTTTTCAATGGAAGACGCTCCACCAAATCATATGTTCTTAGAATATATTGCAAGACCACAAACCGCTGAAATGTTTTTTGAAGACGTGCTAATGGCTTTAGTATTTTATGGTATGCCATTGCTCGCAGAGAACAACAAACCTAGATTACTTTACTATTTAAAGCGTAGAGGATATAGGGGTTTTAGCATGAATAGACCAGACAAAATATGGAACAAGCTATCTGTAGCAGAAAAAGAAGTTGGTGGTATACCAAACTCTAGTGAAGACATAAAACAAGCTCATGCCGCTGCAATAGAAATGTATATACAAGACCACGTTGGACATTTAGGTGATGGTAATTATGGTAACATATATTTTAACCAGACACTAAACGAGTGGAGTAGGTTTGATATAAATAAACGTACAAAGTTTGATGCCGCGATAAGTTCTGGTTTAGCTATAATGGCTTGCAATAGACATTTATATAGACCACACGGAGAAGTTAAAAAACCAAAGTTAAACCTTAACATATCCAGATATAGTAACACTGGTAACACATCAAAAATAATAAAATAAAAATATGGCAGAGTCTGTTATAAAAAATTATTTCCCAAGTCAAGTTGTTAGCGACGCAGAAAAAATAAGTTACGACTACGGTTTAAAAGTAGCTAAAGCTATAGAGTCAGAGTGGTTTAACGATAATAGCGGAACTGACAGGTACGAAAGCTATCAAAATGATTTTCATAGGTTAAGATTATACGCTAGAGGAGAACAGTCAATAAAGAAATACAAAGACGAGCTTTCTATAAACGGCGACTTATCATATTTAAACTTAGACTGGACGCCGGTGCCAATTATACCTAAGTTTGTAGACATTGTGGTTAACGGCATAGCAGAACGCGTGTACGATATTAAAGCGTATTCCCAAGATCCTAATGGCGTAGCTAAACGAACAGAGTATATGGAAAGTATACTTGGCGACATGGCGGCTAGAGAAATGAATGATTTTGCTGCTGAAGAGTTTGGCATGAACTTGTATGAGAACGACCCTGAAACCTTACCACAAACACAAGAAGAACTAGAGCTTCACATGCAGCTAACGTATAAGCAAGCCGTAGAAATAGCTGAAGAGCAAGCTATAAAAGTTTTAATGGAAGGCAACAAATACGATTTAATTAAAAAGCAATTTTTTTACGATCTAACTGTATTAGGTATTGGTGCGGTAAAAACTAGTTTTAATACGTCTGAAGGTGTAATTATAGACTATGTTGACCCAGCTAACTTGGTTTACTCTTACACAGAATCTCCTTACTTTGATGACATATATTATGTTGGTGAAGTTAAAACAATACCTATAAATGAATTAGCTAAACAATTTCCGCATTTAGAGCAATCTGATCTAGAAGAAATAAACGAAACAAACTCAGCTCCTCAGACTAATAAACATAGAGGTGGAGGTTATGAGAATCAAGACAACAACAAAGTTTCTGTACTGTATTTTAATTATAAAACGTACATGAACGAGGTATATAAAGTTAAAGAAACAGGTAGTGGGGCTAATAAAGTTATAGAAAAAGACGATACCTTTAATCCGCCTGAAGACGCTGAAAACTTTTCTAAATTACAAAGATCAATAGAGTGCTTGTACGAAGGCGCTATAGTTTTAGGGACAAACAAATTGCTTAAATGGGAGATGTCAAAGAACATGATGAGACCTAAAAGTGATTTTACTAAAGTTAAAATGAACTACAGTATTGTAGCGCCTAGAATGTACAAAGGTAAAATAGAGTCTTTAGTTAAGCGTATTACAGGTTTTGCAGATATGATTCAGCTTACACATTTAAAGCTGCAGCAAGTAATGTCTAAAATGGTTCCAGATGGTGTTTATCTTGACGCTGATGGTTTAGCTGAAATAGACTTAGGTAATGGAACTAACTACAATCCGCAAGAAGCCTTAAACATGTTCTTTCAAACAGGTTCTGTTATTGGTAGGTCATTCACAAGTGAAGGTGACATGAATCCTGGTAGAGTTCCTATTCAAGAAATTACTTCTGGATCTGGTGGTAACAAGATACAAGCATTAATAGGTAATTACAACTATTATCTACAAATGATACGCGATACTACGGGTCTTAATGAAGCTCGTGATGGTAGCATGCCAGACGAAAGGGCTTTGGTTGGCGTACAGAAATTAGCAGCTGCAAATAGTAATACAGCAACAAGACATATATTAAATTCTGGCTTGTATTTAACAACTGAAGTAGCTGAAGCTTTGTCTTTAAGAATATCTGATATAATAGAGTATTCACCTACGAAAGATGCTTTTATTCAAAGTATTGGCGTACACAATGTAGCTACGCTAGAAGAAATGAGCAGCTTACACTTATATGACTTTGGTATATTTTTAGATTTAGCTCCAGACGAAGAAGAGCAAGCTAAGCTAGAAAATAACATACAACAAGCTTTAGCTCAACAAACGATAGACTTAGAAGACGTTATTGATTTAAGAGAGATAAAAAACATCAAACTTGCTAATCAACTTCTTAAGATACGTAGAAAGAAAAAAATGCAAAGAGATCAGCAAATACAACAACAAAATATTCAAGCTCAGTCTCAAGCTAACATACAACAGCAACAAGCTTCTGCTCAAATGGAAGTGCAAAAACAACAAGCGCTTAAGCAAGCTGAAGCTCAGCTAGCTCAAATGCAGGCGCAGCTTGATGCTCAGAAATTGCAGGCGGAGTCTGTTATTAAAGAAAGACTTATGGCGCAAGAGTTTCAGTATAACATGCAGTTAAGAGCTATGGATAATCAGACGCTAATGAATAGAGAAAAAGAAAAAGAAGATCGTAAAGATAATAGAACTAAAATCCAAGCTACGCAACAATCAGAGCTTATAGATCAAAGAAAATCAGGTAAACCACCTAAAAACTTTGAGTCATCAGGTAATGATACTATTGGAAGTGGATTTAATCTAGGAGCATACGAGCCTAAATAAATTACTAATTTATATTTTATATTATGGAAGAGAATGAAAACGTAGTTGAAGAAACTACACAAGAGCAGACTGTAGAAACAGTTGATGAAAGTAAATTTGAAAGCGCTGGAGATGACAGCGTTATCAAAGTAGACTTAAGCAAACCAATTGAAGATGAAAAACCAGAAGAAACAACAGAGGCTGCAGATGGCCCAGCTGACGACACAGGAGTGGTTGGAAGCGATGAAAGTTCCGATGCCACACCGAAACAAGAAGAAGTACAGCCGGAAGCCGAAGCACAAGACGCAGTACTAGAAGAAATTACTGATGAAGAGCCGAACGAGGCTTTAAAAGAGTTGGTTGATGAAGTAGAAGGAGCCGTAGAAGAAGCTGAGGCTACTGGTCAGCCGCTACCAGAAAACATTCAAAAGTTAGTTGACTTTATGAACGATACTGGCGGTACATTAGAAGACTATGTTAACTTAAACAAAGATTACTCTGGTTTAGATAATTTAACTCTTCTAAGAGAATATTATAAACAGACTAAGCCTCATCTAAACGCAGAAGAAATAGACTTTATGATGGAAGATCAGTTTTCTTTTGACGAGGAAATCGACGAGGATAGAGATATAAAAAGAAAGAAATTAGCTTTGAAGGAGCAAGTTGCTCAGGCAAAGAACCACTTGGAGAGTGTAAAATCCAACTACTATGATGAAATTAAAAATGGCTCAAAGTTGACGAAAGAACAACAAAAAGCTATTAATTTTTTCAATAGGTATAACAAGGAATCGGAAGAGTCCAACAAAGTAGCTGAAAAGCGACTTAATACTTTTAAACAAAAGACTGATAATCTTTTTAACGACAATTTCAAAGGTTTTGAATACAACGTCGGTGATAAAAAGTACAGGTTTAATGTTAAAAATAAAGAGTCGGTTAAAGAAACACAGAGTGACATTAACAACTTCATCAAAAAGTTTTTGAACGAAGACAATACAATCTCTGACGCTAAAGGTTATCACAAATCTTTATACACAGCTATGAACCCAGATGCTATAGCACAGCATTTTTACGAGCAAGGCAAAGCTGACGCTCTAAAAGATAGTGTTGCTAAAGCTAAAAATATTAGCATGAATCCTCGTCAAGAACACGGCGGAGAAGCTAATACTGGCGGATTAAAGTTTAAAGTTTTGGGCCAAAATTCTTCTGATTTTAAGTTTAAAATTAAAAACAGAAAATAATTTATTAACCCATTTAAAACTATAAAAAAATGGCAATTACAACTGACAACAACGGAATAGACGCAGCGCCTAGAAAACAGACGCTAAGCTCTAATTACGTTGATTTTACAAGTTCAGATACTGAAGGCTGGGCACAACAATACTTACCAGACTTAATGGAGCAAGAAGCTGAAGTCTATGGTAAAAGAACTATCGCAGGATTTTTAGCTCAAGTAGGTGCTGAAGAGCCTTCTGCTTCTGACCGAGTAGTTTGGTCTGAACAAGGTCGTCTACACTTAGCTTACACTGCTACTTACAATGACAACAACACAGACTATACTATCGTTAATGACATAGATGGAAATGCAGTTGGTGCAGACCACGGTATTAGAGTAGGTGATATGGTTATCATGTCCGTAGCTGGTGCTACTGCAAAAGGTTATGTTTCTGCAATCGATCCTGATGATGATAACGATGATCAAATTAGAGTTATCGCTTATGGAGCTGCAAACATGACTACAGCTTTAGGTTCTACTGCTACTACAGCAGGAGCTGTAAGAATCTTAGTTATTGGTTCTGAATTTGAAAAAGGAACTGACGGAAGATCAGCTGCTAACGCGCCAAAATTCAAGTCTCACTCAAACAAGCACATCATCATGAAGGACTTCTACGAAGTATCTGGATCTGATGCTGCTCAAGTTGGTTGGGTTGAAATTTCTGGTGAAGAAGGTCAAAGTGGTTACTTATGGTATTTAAAAGCCGCAGGTGATACTAGAGCTCGTTTCTCTGATTATTTAGAGATGACTATGCTAGAAGCAGAAAAAGCTGTTGCTGGCGCTGGTGCAATTGGTGGTACTGATCAAGGTACTTCTGATGGTACTGAAGGTTTATTTGCTGCTATTGAAAGTAGAGGTCACCAGTCATCTGGTATTACTGGTGTTAACGCTGCTACTGATTTAGCTGAATTTGATCAAATTTTAGCTACATTTGACCAAAATGGTGCTATCGAAGAAAACATGCTATTTGTAGACAGAGGAACTTCTCTTGCTATAGACGATATGTTAGCTTCTATGAACTCTTATGGTGCTGGTGGTACTTCTTACGGTGTTTTTGACAACCAAGAAGACATGGCGTTAAACTTAGGTTTCTCTGGATTCCGTAGAGGTTCTTACGACTTTTATAAGTCTGATTTCCGCTACTTGAACGACAAAGGAACTCGTGGAGCTCTTAACGATACTGTAAGCAACATTCGTGGAGTTGTAATTCCAGCGGGCGTATCTTCAGTATATGACGAGCAATTAGGAAAGAACCTTAAGCGTCCTTTCTTACACGTGCGCTACCGTCAGTCTGAAACTGAATCTAGAAAATACAAAACTTGGGTAACAGGTTCTGTAGGAGCTATGACTTCAGGAAAAGACGTTATGGAAGTACACTACTTATCTGAAAGATGTTTAGTAGTACAAGGTGCTAACAACTTCATGTTGTTAAACTAATCACACTATTATTAAGGTCGGGAGCTTCGGCTCTCGATCTTTTTTTTTTAATTATTATTATATTATATCATGGCAAAAAAACAAACAAAAAAAGCTGAAGTAGAACAGCCAGAAATAAAAGCTACAAATGAAATGCAAGAGGTTGTTATTAAAGAACCTGTTGTTGATAAACAAAACAATGAAGAGAGCTGGGAGATAAAAGATAGAATGTACTATCTTAGAAATAACAAAACTCCACTAACTTATTTAATAAGAGGTAGTAATATTTTTTATTTTGATGAAAAGTTAGGCTACGAGCGTGAGTTAAAGTACACTTCCAATCAAAGAACTTGTTTTGTAGATGAAATGAAAGGAGAGCAACGACTTGAACACATTATATTTCAGAATGGTCAGTTGTTTGTTCCTAAAACAAAAACGGTATTACAAAAGCTTTTGAGCTTATACCACCCGCACAACGGAAAGCTGTTTGAAGAACATAAACCAGTTGAAGTTGCTGCTCAGGAAATTGACATTTTAGAATTAGAAGTAGAAGCTTTAGTAGCTGCAAGATCTTTAGACATAGATATTGCTGAGGCGGTAATGCGTGTAGAATTAGGATCTAAGGTAACAGAGATGAGTTCTAAAGAGCTTAAAAGAGATTTACTGTTATATGCTAAAAGAAATCCTTCTTTATTCTTAGAACTTGTTAATGACGACAATGTCATGTTAAGAAACTTTGGTATTAAAGCAACAGAGCTAGGAATATTAAAGCTTTCTAACAATCAGCGTGATTTTCTTTGGGGATCTAATAATAGAAAACTAATGACGGTTCCGTTTGATGAACACCCATATTCTGCTTTAGCCGCGTGGTTTAAAACAGATGAAGGAATGGAGATATACTCCAACATAGAAAAGCGATTAAACGCGTAATCATCCTATAGTAGAGCAGCCACTCTCCGGGGTGGTTGCTTAACTATAAAAATAAAACATAATGGCGGAACAATTTGC